TAGAATAAACAATATCTCCCAAACTCGTAAAGACATTGCTTAACTTAGAGTTAAACGTACTCCAATCTGTAGATGATAAATAACCATTCGTAGAAGTAGAAGCCTGTCCTATACCTAGCGTATTAGTACTAGCATTGTATGTTAATGGGGCTGTAACGATAATATCATCCAATACCTCTACAGTCCAAGACCTATCCGCAGAAAGGTCATAAGTTACTCCATTAATAGTTAGCTGCCTTGCAGTAGGTACAAAAGCAGAAGTTCCAGAAGCAGTTGTAATTGTTTGTATTAATGGCATTAGCCGATAATAGTCAAGTTAAGCTTACCCGCCACATACGAATACGCATCGTCATTTGAACCATTCCAATCAAGGTAATCTTGACCGCTCATGGATACGTTACCAGCAGCCAATGATTGACCACTTACCACATTACCATCTGCATCTTGACTATCTCCTTCAAGGAGTTGGTAGTAAAAAGTCGCAACTGTTGCCAAATCATCTGCAACAGACGAAGCTAATAGTTTACCTGCTTGTTTTTCTTCTCCGTTATACCATACGGATACTGGTTGAATTTGCTTCATTGTTTTTATTTTTATTGTAAGATTCCTACTTTTTGTAATGCTTCAACAATTTGTCCTATTTTATAACCACCAAAAGTATCAGTATCTGTTACTGTTGTACCACCCCCACCAAGACGAGCAGCTACCGCAATAGCAGGTGTTAATTGATATAATTTAATTACCGCACCACCCTCCGTTCTAAAGTGAGGAGCAGCGTTTCCTGCGGTAATGTCTGCGGAATACATTCTAAATGCATCCGTAGTTGAAGCACTTGGGTTTGTTCCGTTGAATTGAGTTATATCACCATCATTTGTAATTCTTACCCTCTCCGTTCCAGTTCCAGAAGATGTAAAGAATCTAATTGGTTGAGATACCGCTAAAAGATTTAATCCACCCGAACCTGTGTTAATTATTGCAGTTCCGTTTGGTTTATATACTCCACTTTCAGTAATACCACTTGAACCATAAACGATATTTGTAAACGCAGTCCCGCCACTTACATCCGTACCAAATTGTACTCCAGAAAAAGCAAGTGAAGCCGTAGATGTATTCTCAAACCTTAACCCTACCGTTGAGTTAATTGCTTTCAATATCTTAAATGGAAAGTTTGTGTCAGGCGTTGTATTGATTGCGATTGCATCGCTCACTCTTGCTTGACCCGTCACGTCAAGTTTGTAGGATGGATTCATTCCGATGCCGACATCCCCTGATGGAAAAATTACTAAATCTTCTCTAATTGTTGGAGTCCCACCATACACATAATCACTATCAGTTCTATGTGCTAATCTTATTTTTGTAGAATTACCTGATATTAACATACCTTCAAACCCAGGATATTTCATAAATCCTGTTCTTGCAGTTGCCGCTGTACCACTTTCTACAAGTAATCCATTACCTTCTCCATTAATAAAAGCATATCCACTTGATACCGATAGATTTCCACTTGAAAGTGTCACACTACTCGAAAACGTAGCACTCGTTCCTGTCAATGCACCACTAAACCTACCCGTACCATTTACATCAAGTTTGTATCCTGCGTCACTACCACCTACTCCTACACCTAAATTACCTGTTGCAAACAACGTCATAGCTTGTGTAAAGGAGATGGTATTACCTGCTGTGCCAGAGGGGGCGGTTAGCCATTGGTGGTTATCATTTGCTAATCTATATTGAGCAAATGCCCCATTTGTAGCATATTTCCAACCTCCACTATCATAAAAAGCATTATTAGTAACAAATGCAAATTTTGAACTTGTATTACCTGTGCTAAATGAAGAAATAGAAGCACCGTGGTCAGCTATTTGTATAGCTTTAACTAATGACCCATCCCACGCACTCGGTGTTACCCCCAATCCAAGATTACCAGAGTAGGTTAATCTCATTAACTCTGTTCCTTGTGCAGAGTTATAATGTTGTCTCCAAATTAAATCACCCAAACCACCCGAACTCCTTAAAGCTCCATAAGAGTAACCATAATTTGCATTATCACTTGTTGCAAATGTCATTCCTACGAAACCAGTATTATCAGTTGTTGAGGTTGCTGTTAATGATAAATGAGGTGTAGTAAATGCACTTGTAGAACCATTTGTCATAGCTTGTGCAATATCCATTTTACCATCCGGACTCGTAGTGCCAATTCCTATATTAGAAGAACTTTCATAAATAACACTATTTCCTATTGCACTTGAAGAAGTAAACTTTGGTATGTAGTTGGTAGTGCCTGAACCCGATATACCACCTAATCCTGCTAATGTATAAGTAGGAACATTTAATGTATTAGAAACAAATGTAGCCGAACCACTTGACCCCGTTGTGGTTAAAGTAATTGCTGATTGTTTACTATTAAATGTACTCCAATCTGCACTTGATAACGCACCTCTATTTGTTGCACTCGCAGTTGGTACATTTAAAGTAATTACAGGAGTTGTTGTACTATTTGCAACACTTGAACTCAAATCCGTTCCCGTTGTGCCTAATGTTAAAGCAGCTACCGAAGTAACAGTTCCACCACTTGAAGGACTTGAATTAGTAATTGTAAAATTTGGATATGTACCACTAACCGAAATTCCTGTCCCTGCCGTTAAAACAACAGTTTGGTCTGGAGCAGTATTTGTAATCGTTAAAGTTCCACTCGAAGTAATCGGAGAACCACTTATTGAAATTCCTGTCCCTGCCGATGCTGCAACACTTGTAACCGTACCTACACTCCATGACCTATTTGCACTTAAATCAAAAGCAGTTCCATTAATCGTTAAAGTTCTACTTGTTGGAACATATCCGCTTAAATCAGGTGAGTATTGTGGCACGTTCAATACACCAGTAGTTGAGTTGTAAGTTGCAGCACCGCTTGAGCCACTTGTTGTCAATGATATTGCAGCCCTCGCTCTTGTGTCTGTATAGTAAAGATTAGTTACTTCAGATATGTTAGCAGTTGTTAAACTAACAGCACCAGTAAATCCATTTACTGAACTCACCGCATCTGTATTGTCAACCTTATCCCAAGTTGTGCCGTTAAATATTGCCCAGTCCCCTATTTTCCAATCAGTAATTCCATCAAGATTTGTAGAACCAGCTACGCTAACAATATAATAGTATCCTTTAACCCCAACACTTGATGTAAGTGTAGGAGTATTTGTAGATGCGTTCCATGTACTTTGATACATTACCCCACCTACTAACGCACTAATTTGGTTTTGAACTTTACCAAAAGCCTGAAGAATAGAGTCAGTAGATGTTATAGAACCGCCACCAGTTAAGTTAAGTCCTGTTAATACTGTATCCCTTACTCTACTTTCTGTAAAATATAAATTTGTTCCTTCAGCTACTGCTGTTGTATTTAGTGTTTGAAATGTCTTATCACCTCTATAATACTGTGCAGATGTTCCAGCAGTAATTGTTGGCTCTTTTGCATTTAATTGTGTTTGAATAGCACTTGTAACACCTTTTACATAACTTAATTCCGTTAAAGAGGGATATGTTGCAGTTGTTAAACTACCTATTTGACTTGATGATGTCCAATATGACAATTCATTTGCATTACCTGTACCTGTTACGGGATTTGTTAAAACATCTTGATATTGTGGAATATTTAAAATACCAGTACTATTGTTATATGTAGCAGCACCGCTCGTTCCAGTTGTAGTTAAGCTGATAGCTGCTCTTGCTAAAGCATCAGTATATTGCGTAATAGTAGATGCAATTACGCCCGTTGTATTGTTGTAGTTTATACCTGCTCCTGCACTTAAATTAGTTAAAGCAATATAAGCATTAGGATTTGATGCTAAATAGTAAGTAGAATTATCATAACTTATTGTAGTCCCAGTTGCTTTGACAAACCCTGTTCCGTTAAGTTGCGGTTGTCCACCTAATCCTGCAAGAGTATAGGTTGGTACGTTCAAAGTATTACTTACAAAAGTAGATGAACCACTTGAGCCAGTTGTAGTTAGTGTGATTGTAGATTGCTTTGCATCAAGTTGCGTCTGTATAGCAGACGTTACTCCCTTAACATAGCTTAACTCTGTAAGAGATGGGTATGTGGCAGTAGATAAAGACCCAATAGTTGTAGCACCTGTCCAATATGTTATTTCATTTTGAGTACCACTACCCGTTATTCCACCAGTACTATCGTTCACCCAAGATGTGCCGTTATACTTCAACACTTGCCCATTCGCTGGACTCGTCAACACAATAGGCATAGTAAGTAAAGAGCCATCACCAAGAAGGAGTTGGCTTGTTGTACCACTTGCGATGTACTTTTGGAAGCGTTGATTTCCGCTACCTGTTCCTATATAAAGGTCATTGGTATCTGTAGTAAACAAGGGTTCTCCCTGTGCTCCTGTAGGTATACCTGCTGCTAGTCCTCTTTTAAACCTTAATTGATTTGCCATATATTACCAAGTTCCAAAATTAATACTAGAAGTTTTTGTCCATAGATTAGTAGAAGATACATATTGTAATACATCACCATCATTAGGGTTATTAGCACTTACATCACTAAGACCTGCTAGGCTTATAGCATTATATATTATACCAGTAGCAGCAGCTATTTCTACTACCTGCTCTGTGCTATTTACACCAACAATAGAAGTATTTACATTTACGTTGATAACATCTTCAGTAGTAACTACCTCTACATTCTGTTGATTTATGTTTACTTCTACACTCATGGTATATTTAAATAAACTTTAAACTGCCCCCATAAATAAGTTTTAACTACACCTGTTTGATAAGTTACTTTTAAACTCCACTCATAATCACCACTATCAATATTTACTAATTTAGATACATTTATTTGGTTATTGTTTGCTCCGCTTACGCTTATTCCATTTCCGCTTTGTGCTTCCCAAATTATAGTATTAGAACAACCTTGAGTAACGCTTATGCTTATAGTTGCAGTTGATAAATTAATAGGGTTATTATCTATGGTAAGAGCAAAACTCTCTACCCAATAATCTCCTTTGACTATTTCTATGTCTAGTTCTGCTGGTTTAAAATCTGAAGTCATGGTATTTGGCAACGATTATTAAGTGATGGCAAGGTTATTGTCGCTATAAGCCTAACCCCTGCCAAGTAATCAGGCTCTGCTTCTATAAAAAAATCCATATTAATAGTATCATCTGTAATCCACGTATTACTTGGAGTTCTAAGCCTAGCCACCATGTCCTCACCTACTAGAGCCATATCACTAATAACCTCCAAAGCATTAGTTTCTACTAAATGCCTATCTAATAAATAAATGCTAAAAGTATACGAAAGTTGTTTTGCTAAAAATTGAGCAGAATCTAAGTCAAAAAACATAGCAGGATAAACAATATCAGAATCGTCTAGCTTATCTGCAAAATCACCGAATAGTACGGTGCTTATCTGCGGATGGTTCGTTCCGTAGCTTGTTATCTGGCTTACTATTTGATTTATGGTCATTTTTACTTAGATACGTTTTTAATTTCTCTTGGTTTTTTTTATTTGCTTTTTTACTCATAGCAGCAAGGCGGATTGTTTCCCTGATAAATGTCTTTAAAAATCTTTTCTCCTTTACAGCAGTATGGGTCATCTAACCAAATACTAGTTGTATAAGCATCGTTTTCTGGCTTTATAGCATCAAATCCTGCTCCGAAATTTAAATACTGCGGATATAGAGTTTGATTCTGTTTCAGATATTTTATTAATCTTTGTTTATAGAACTCCGCCCTAGCTTTATACCGATTAGCCACATCAATTAAGTCCTGCATAGAAGGTAATTCTGTATTCTCTGAACTCTTCCTCACTAAACCTTTATTGTAAAACTGATAGCTAAGCCCTTGCGGAAGTTCGCTTAGCACGTAGTTAATTAACGTATCAACGATATAATCATCTAGCAGAGTTTTCTCATCGCAATTTAAATTACCGCAATCTACCCCTTCCTGTAGCCTGTCATATAAAGCAGTTCCACAGGCAGGTAGAATATACATATCTTGGCAGGTCTTTATCTCTGGAAGGATTAACTTTTCATCTACGTTTCCATGAAGTCCGCTCCTTTCCTTGATAGTTTCTACTGATATAAAAAGTATGTTTAAACTCATTTTATTTTCTAGTTACAACGTTTGCTTTCCATTCATGCCTACAGCTAGGGCTGTGTATATTCGTTTTAGGTTTTGTATACCAACCCCCTCTTCTATCCCATACAGAATATCCTAACCTAGCACTCATCTGCTCTATTTCAGCCCTAGAATAGAACTTATTAGCCTTTAGCAGGTATTTACAGAAAGGTCTGCTAGTTGGTAAATCAGAATTATTAAATCCTGCTTTCCATTCATACGAGTAGCGAATCAAAAACTCTGTAGTTTTAGGCTTTACCTTTTCGACTATATCCTTCAAAGGCTCTGTTAGTTTCCTTTCGATAATGATATTCTCGTCTATACCCTTGCCGATTGTAGTTTCTGTAGAGTTAATAAACCCTCTTTTCTCAAGGGCTGTAATTATTCTTTTAACTACCCCTATATCCTCTTTAAGAGTTTCAGCAATTACCTCTGGGGTGATTCTTTTATCCTTACTAATAAGGTCTAGAATATCAGATTGCAGTTGGGTTACATCTGCAAAAAGTTCCATATCCTCGAAATGAGATTTTTTCTTCCATACCTCATAACCATCTTTTTCCTCTCCAAACTCAAAGAATATAGAATACTCATCTGCAAGTTCTACTGGTGCTAGTTCTGGCTTTGTTTCTACAGGCTGATATTTTGTAACGTCAATACCTAACTTTTCTAATATCCACTCTTTCGGTGCTAGTTCTTTAATTGTAGCCTCGCTGAATTCAATTCCAATAGGTTCACAAGGTATAATGTTCATTTCATCATTATAGCCAAAATACTTAGCCATGTCATTCATAAAACTTTCAAGAAACATCTGCTTTCCATTAACGTAAGTGTTCTTGAAAATCTCATAGCCATCACGCATTTCAGTTCTAGTTCCTAACTCACCTGCTACCGCAATACCAAATATACTAGGGGTAGTAACTTGGTGTCCAGAGAATATGTTAGTTTGTATCAATTCATCTACCCTTCCGAAATCCTCTTTAGTCAAATCCGACTGCCCTAAATCATCAACAATAGGCTTCCGAGTAGCATCGTTTACAAAAGAAAGCATATACTTTACCCCATCCGCACCTGTATAAGTATTTTTAAACTTCCGATGTATCTCGTTCATCTCTTCCCTAGAAGGCTGCCCATCTGGAAGAGTAATTAACTTACTGGCACTAAACCCTGTCTTGGCGTTACCTAGAACGTGCTTAGAAACCTCTACATCGCTCTCAATATAGTTAAGAGCACCAAAGTACACAGGCAGAGAATAAACGCCTATATTAGGTCTATATTCCTTTAGGTAGATAATTTGTTTGCCTTGTGGGACTTTAGGATTGAAGGCAGGGCAAATGTACTCTATCTCTTTTTTATATGCCTTCCAATCATCTTTATACCAGAATTGAGTATTGTCTTTATTAGTGCGAATTTTAGTATAGTCGATATGCCACATCTCCGCTACCTTCCCAAGCCCCCAGATAACCTCTACGTAAGCACCTCCAAAAAGTTCTATATCCATAGATAACTTTCTGGTCAGGTCATTCAAGTTCTCGCTTCTATTAGGTCGCTCAATAAACTGCTCGTTACCTGTCCAACCATTTCCACAGATATAGTGTACTTTATTGCGTACAATAGCGTTATGTTTAGCGGATTTATTAAATAACTCTACTAAGTAATTAGGATAGTCATTCTTATCCCCATACTCCATGTAGCCCTCTTTCTTTTTCTCACGATATTCGGGCTGCCTTGCCTCTGCAAATTGAACTAGTATAAATTCGTTCATTGTCTTATTTTATACGTGTCGGTAGTTTGATACTCCGTAAATACTTCCTCTGCCTCATTGAGCCACATAATCCCACTCTCTAGCAAAGTTAAGCCTGTCGGGTCAGTATTCGCTGTACTCGTTTGCTGATATACAGAATATGTATACTGACCTTTTGGTTTACTAGAAAAGTATTTATCTACCTTTATACTGAATTTATTATATCTATCTTTAAAGGCTGAAGTATCAGCGTTATTTAATAGCACGAACTTTACCTCGTAATTCGTACTCCTGTTCTTAAATATAAACAAATAATTAGGGCTACTTATCGTTTCCTTTTCAGTAAGCGTTAAATAGATGTATTGTGTTTGCCCCTTTGTTAATTGTATCATCTACTATAAATGCAAAATCTACAGGTATTTAACAAAAAAAGCCCCACCAAAAGGCAGGGCTATTTTATCAACTACTCCGTTCTTACGAAAGTAAACCAGAAATAATACCGCTAGAAACTTCAGGAGCAAGGGCAGCCTCTTTACCTGTAAAGGTCAAAGTATAACCGCTTCTATCACCTTCAGCAGTTCCAGAACCAGAACTACCTGCTGTAATATCTACCCCCTTAGTCAAGCCCAAATACCAATACTTTCCATTATTATCTTTTACTATAGCATCCAGAAGGTTTTTAGCAAGGAGCAGAATTTCGTTACGAGTATTAGCCTGAAGTTTGTTCAAGATAATAGTCAACTCCTGCTGATAAAAGACCGTTCCATTCTCTACAGATGCGTTGATATTCTCTACAAAACTAGATGTAGCCTTAACCAACTCATACTTATAGTATCTTTTACCTGCACCCTTCGTGATGGCTGTAATAACACCAGAAGCCTCTGTGTAAGAGGATACATCCTGATGTGCAATAAAAAGCACTTCGGTTATACCACCGAGTGAATCTTTGCAGTCCAGAACATATCCTTGCGTTAAAGCACAAGCCATTTTATTTAATTTATATAGTTAAAAAGTAGGGGGATATTTCACCCCCTATATTATTAAGCTAGTACGAACTTCACTACTTCATCTGGGAAGGCAAAGTTTACACCCATCTTGAATTCGGATACGAACCGAACTTGGTCTGCTTCCTTAGCGTAGAAGATTTCGAATTTCTCTTCTTCGTTCAGAAGGTCAGTACCCAAGAACAAGTTAGAAAGACGCATAGCGTAAATCTTATTTGTACCGTTCAAACCTTGTACAGCTACAACCTTTACAGGAGTGCCCGGCAGGTAGAACTCGCTATCTGCTTTGCCATCGAACTGATAGTGGAACATATTAGCGTTCTTCAGAGCGATAGTGTAAGTACGGAACAAGTCCATTCCGCAGAAAATAGTCATATCATCTTCGGCTACAACCTTTGCAGGGATTGCCTTGTATACTCCATCAAAAATGCTTACTACGTTAGCAGCAGTAATGCTAGAAAGAGGAGCACCAGAGATATAGTCAGAAACGTTAGAATCAACTACTCCAGCAGCAGCACCTACCAACTTGATGATGCCATCAAACTTATTCAGGTTACCGTTAGCAGAAGCAGAATCACCTTGCCACAAAGCGGTTTCCAACTGTGAAGCGATACGCTTAGCTTTTTTGTCGGTAAACTCTTGCTCGAAAGGAATAGAATCGTACATAGAACCAGTAGGAAGAGCCTTCTGGAGATACTTAGATTCCAAATCTTTAGGGCAAAGAGCCTCGTTTACCTTAATTTTTCCAACAGTTACGGTTCTTTGAGTAAAAGTTGTAGTACCTGAAGCATTAAAGCCACAAGAACCACCGCTCTGGAAGAACGCGTCAGTATCCATAATGTTAATGGTTTCAGCAGATTTTACTCCTACCATCACATTACCTGCACTCTTGATAAGAGAAGCAGTTTTTGCACCCAATACGGAACTAGTCACCAAAAGTGCTTCGTTCTGCTCTGTATAGGCTGCCAATGCATCTACATTAAATGCCATTTTGCTTTAGTTTTTATTGTTAAGAATTGCGTTGCGATATTTATTCAATCTCTCAAATTTCAAATCTTTAGTAGATTCAAACTTAAAAGTTTGCGGATGCTCAATAGGGTCAGCCTGTGGAGTTTTGCTGATTTCTTCAATCAAATTAACCACAGCAGAAAAACCTTCAGCAGCCTTTCTTTCTATTTCCAAAATCTTTGCTTCAAGAGCAGCCTTCTGTGCAGAGAGAGTATCAATCTTGGATTGAAATTCGGCAGTAAGTTCCGCCATCTTCTCATCCATCTTTTTACCTGCTTCGATTTCTACGTTAGGCTCTTCTTTTGCTTTAACTTCTTTAATGATTCCGCCTTCGGTTACGATTTTAGTACCATCAGCAAGTTCGTGTTCTGCGTCAGGTGCAGGTGAACCATCTTCGAGTTTTACTTCTCCGCCTACTTCAAGTGCACTAATACTAACTTTAGTTCCATCAATCAAAGAATACTCCGCCATCTCTACAGGCAGTTCCTCTTGTGGCTCTGGTTGGGGCATATCTTCAAAAAGTGCCCTAATCTTCAGAATTGCATCTTTTGGATTCATACATTTAAATGTTTATTGTTAAAACTATTTATCACTTAACCTGTGATAAAATTTTCTTTATCTGTTCTACTAACTGTTGTTCCTTACTTGCTTTTTTAGAATACTCAAAGATTCCCTCTACCGAAAATCCTTTAACGTTACCTGCTTTTATCTCCTGCCACGCATAGTCGTTATCTACCTTCATTGAACCAAACCAAGAGCCATCTGAAGCATCCTCAAATCCACGCATCGGTAGTATACCTCTTTCTTTATCAGATATAAAACTCTCAAACATTACCACATCATCTAACTGCATTCGTTGGTTATGGTTAAGGTTTACGTTAGCTTGATATTTCTTTTTAAAGTACCTCTGAACAATCTGGAAAATAGTTTCCTTAGAGAATACAACGTAATACTCGCCATGAGTAACATCGCTCCTAAAAATAGGAGTATCTGCCAACATAATAGCACCAGAAATAATACGCTTCTCTTCACTTGCTATATTAAAACTTTGTTTATCACTAAAGGCATTCCAGTTCCTTTGTATCGCAGGTCTATCTACTAATGACACGAAGTTTACCTCCGCATCATCGTTGATGTCCTCTGAAATAAGTAACTCAAAAATCGGTAACTCCATACGTATAAATGTTATTTTATTTTGTTTTTATCACTTAGCTAAATCTAGCTTTTTGCTTTATAGCCTGTACTCTCTTCTGATTGCTAGTTATATCAGTTTCAACTACATAGGCTCGGATAGCACTATTTCCTAAAGCATTGATAGTCGATTGATTTAATTGAGTTAATTGTACTTGTTGCTGTGGTATAATAGGTGCACCCGTTGTACTTATTGCCCCACCTTGTCCAAAATTAGCACTAGCTGAACCGCCTTTAAACTTGGCAAGAGTTGTAGCTGCTATCGTAGCAATTCCTGCTGCTGCTCTAATTTTTGCTGCTGCTATTGCAGGTATTTTTATACTTGCACCTAAATCTGGAAGTGCTGTCAGAATAGGATTTGATGCAATAGATGCTATTTCTCTTTGTGTATCTATAATAATTTTAGCTATTGCTAAAGCCTTATCCACTACAAATATTGCATTTGCTATTTTTTCATTTTGTCCAACTAAAGCACCTAATGCGTTTAGTCCAGCACTAGCTGCTGCAAATTTAGCATCTTCTAGTTGTATTCTAGCTTGTAATTCAAGTTGTCCTTGTTCCCTTTCGTTTAATCCAATTTTATTTCTATTATCAATATTTAATTGTACCCTTTCATTTTCCTTATCAAATTGTTGTCTTAAATAGTCATCATCAATTTTAGCATCCTCTTCCTGTTTTTTAGTTTTATTTTCAGCAGCCTGTAATTGTAATTGGAAAGCATTTGATTCGGCTTGTAATACTTGCTCTGCTCGTTTTAATTGTTCTTCTTTTTCTTTTTTAGTTCTATCCTCCTCTAATTTACCTAGTTCTTCATTATGCTTTTTCTTCCTATCTTTTTCTTCTACCTGAAAATTAATTTCTGCTAATTTTATTTCAGCCTGTTCACTTTTTATATTATTAGCATTTTTTATAGCACCTTCAACATCAATCTTTTCTATTTCATTCTGATACCTCTGCCTAGCTTTTATTCTAAGGTTTCTAGATTGTTGCTCTATTTTATATATTTCATCTGCATTATCTCCTCTTAATTTAGCTTCTGCTTTTAATAATTGTTCTTGTTTATTAATAACCTCAATTTCTGTGGATAGAGAAGTTTCTGCTCCTTTTTTTATACTTTCATTTAATTTATCCTGTGCTTCCTTTGCCTTATCTGCTGCACTTGTATAATTACTGATAGCTGATATTAACTCACCAATAGCAATTACCGCTAATCCTATTCCTGTTGCAGCAATCGCTCCTTTTAGAACTCTGAATGAAGTAGATGTAGCATCTACCGAAAGTCCTAACGCTCTCATAGTAGCAGCTGTTGCTGTATTTGCAGCAGCATTTGCTTTCATGAATATAGTAGAACTTTGTACAATAGCATTTAACCTTTGAAAATCTTTAGCACTATCTGCTATTGTAGATAAGCCTTGTGATAAAGCTAATGCACTTTGAACTTTTAAAAGTTGTTTTTCTAGTTCTTTAGATTCGCCACCAAATAAACCTATCGCACCCTGTACTGCAGCAAAACCACCTGCAACTGCACTAAGTGTATTTGATAAAGCTTGGAACTTTTTGCCAGGGTCAAATAAATCTGACGTTTCCCTAGCCTCTTGTATGCTATCCCTTAATTGTGCTACCTTCTTTGCAGCTGCAATTGCTTCATTAGAATATTCGCCAAAGTTTTTTTGGGCAGCTATTAACTCTGCGTTAGCTTCCTTTAGTTGCTTTTTAACATTACCTATGGATTCAGTAGCGTTGCCACCTATGTTTATCTGATAATTTAATTGCTCTGCCATTTTATTTATCTATTACTTTTAGTAATTCTACCTTGCTTGTTGAGTAGTTTATTGGATTAAAAGAATCCACAATATTTAATCTATACAGAACGTTATCTATATAAACAAATTTAGAGAAGTCCAAATCCTTTATATCTGCTGCTGTTAATAGTATATTACAGGTTAAAAGTTTGCTATCCTTATCGGTAATCTCCGCCATGTATTCAGAATAGTAAGCATTAAAAAGATTAGTAGTCGGATAGGTTGTAGCCGAAAAATATATCTCTTTAGGTGCTCCGAAATTAATATCATTAGTTGGCGTAAAAGGGTCATCTAAATGTCCTGCATATCCATAGGAAGTTAAACTAGAACCTACGTTACTTGAGC